GTACTTGTGATGTTTGTGTTCCTGATCCTGCCATTCCACCCATGATACCTGTAACAAGGTTACCGTAGTTTTGTAATTGTTCTTGTGGTTGATATGCAGCCATTCTATTTGCTTCTCTAGTTGCATCAAGTCCCGCTTGTGTTTGCGCTTGATTCAATGCGCCCAATGAACCTAACGTTGAAATATCTCCTCTTTGTAATCCAGGTAATGCAGAAGCTAATCCCATTTGGTTTGCAAAATTTTGTTGTGCTGCTTGTTGTGCTTGACCAAAACCTTGTTGTAATAATCCTGCTTGTAGTGCAGCTCTGTTTCTATCTGAACCTGCTTGATACTCTGCTTGCATAACACCTTCACGTCCACCACCGAAAGCTCCTGATGCTACTGCTTGATCTGAAATTTGTTGTTGTTGCATTTGTGCATTTCTATCAAACTCTGCAAGTGATGCATCGATCACTTGTGATTGATAAGGTGACATAAATTGTTGGTAAGCTTGTGGTCCAGTTGAAGCTTGTGCTTGATCTAGAAATGGTTGAAAAGAACCTAAACCTGCTTCAGCTCTTTTTTGTGCTTCTAGTTGTAACCTGTCTTGCCCTGCAACTTGTGGTGCAAGTCCTGCTAAATTTTCTTGTCTTGTTGTAAATGCTCTTGCAGCATCTTGTCTTGCTTTAAATCCTGCATCTGTTTCACCTGTTTGTTTTGATAAACTTCCAATGCCACCCGATACAATAGGTACACCTGTAAAGGCAACGGCCTGTTCGGCTAAATCTCTTCCTATATCTTCTACAAAGGGTGCTGGTCGTGATATTGTAACTTCTTCGGCCATTATAATACTTCCTCTAATCGTTGTGATGTTTTAAACATTTCTCTAGCGCCATCTAATCCTTGCGATTCTTTAGATACTTCACCTCCGGATTCGAGGTTTTTCATCATGTTATACATGACTTCTGCTCCCTTGTCTATATCTCCTTCACCTGCATTTCTAACAGCGTCAGCTGTAAATACAAACTCATTCTTAGACAGTCTTGCAGGTACATCGTCTGCTCTTTCCATTCTGCCTAATGGTACAAACCCACCTTCAGCTCTTAAATCCATTTCTTGACCATCCATATCTAATAATGGCATAGTCTTTTTGGCTACCGGTTCTGCGTCTCCGCCTTCTTGATAACCCATTCTACCACCATCTTTTCTTCCTTCTGTTCCTGTTTGATAATTACTTCCAATAATACTAGGAGATAAAAAATTGTAAGGATTATTTCTAATATTTTTAATGTTCATACTATTTTTTCTGTAGTATTCATCCAAATCTATTTTATCGTCTTCTTCTTTACCAACACCTAATGCATCTAGAGCAAAAGGAATTCCTAAACCTAAAGTTATACCACCTCCTAATGTTGGCATCATAGATCCACCCCCTTTTGTAATTCCTAATTTACCTAATAAACCTTCAGTAAAAGGAGTTCCTTGTAAATATTTCATAGGCCCTGCGGCTTTTGAAGCTGCTTGTCCAAATAGTTTTCCTTTTAGTCCACTAAAAAAACTAGATCCTGTACCTGCTTGATATTTACCTAAAGCACCAGCTCCTAAACTTCCTAAACCATATAACAATGCAGCTTTACCTATTGGTGACTTAGCAACTTTCTTAACAGCTCTTGTTGCTTTCTTAACTAGTTTACCTAAGAAATACATTTGTCTTCCTGATTCAAGGTCCATGATTCCTCCTTCAGGAGTATCTTCCATCATACCACCGTCCATCATTCCTGCACGTCCACCATCAGCAAGGCCATCGAAATCAAATATAGAGCCCGCGAATCTTGGAGCAAGGCCACCTAGATTTCTTGGTACTGTTGTGTCTTCTTCTGTAGTATTATCACCAACAAAACAATAAGCCGGTGGGTTAGGTCCTTTACAAGGATCCATTACTTGATTATCTCCACCGCCACCGCCTGTAGGGGTATTAAGTGAATCTAAATAATCATCATATAAGGTACCGACAGCAGCATTTCCTTCGTCATCAAAATTATCTCTAACAGTATTTAAAATTGATCCAGCTTGATCTTCGTATAAATCAGGAAACTGTTCTATATCTCTTGCTGCTCCTTTTGATTCAGGTCCATAGTACTCAACAGGATCTGGATTATAGTATCCTAGTTTTTCTAAATCATCTATAGTTTCTTGATATAATTCTGGATTTGTTATTTGTAAATTATTTAAATAATTTTCTCTTTGTTTTTGACTATTTAATTGAGCTAATCTAGAATTTTTTAATGCTTGAAGACCTTTTGTAAATAAACTATTTTCAAAATAATTTTGAATTATGTTTGGTTTTTTAAAATTATCTTTTGTTTTTTTAGGTTTTTTAATAGGTGTTGTAGTTGTTGTGTAATTACTTCCTCCATCTTTTCCACTTGTTGTAGTTGTTCTTCCTGAAACATTTTTTGAAGAGTCATAACCTCCCCCTGTGTACTGAGAATCCCTGTCTTGTCTTCCTTGACCAGTGCTTGTATTACTACTATTATTTTTGTTACCACCATAATCTCCTCTAGAAGATGCTCCTCCTGCAGGACCTTGTGATGAACTTCTACTTGGCGGCCCATAAGATGAACCACGATAACCAGGACGTTTACCATTCGCTGGTTTGTTTACAAGTTGCTGGTATTGTTGTGCGTTTGTTATTGCCATTACTCTGACGCTGCTCCTAATGGTGGCATTGCTGCTACTTTAATTTTTAATGATCTTGTCACGTGTTCTCTTTGTGTTGCTGTCTCTGCATTATTAATATCATCTTCTGCCTCTTGATCAGAATTATACTCATAACTTGTTTGTGTATTTCTTAATACTACTTCAGTTTCACATTTAACAACCGGTACTTTCTTACCATTTATCATTGTGTATGCTACTGATCCTTCTTCTTTAAATGCCATAATTAATCCCTGTTTATTTCTAATATTGCACAAGTGCCTTCAAATATATTAGCACTTGCCGCTTGTAGTTGTAGTTTATCATTCTCTTCTAACACAATTGAGCCATCAGAGATAGACTTAGAATCTCCTGAGTTTACAGTATGTTCAGCAAATTGAAAAGCAGTTGTTGCTGAATTATCATATAAAAAAGCTTTTATTTCTGTGTTTCCACCCCCAACATTAGCTGTGTGTATGTTTTGTATTATAGCTCTAGAGTTAGAAGGCACAGTATAAACATCTGTTACATCAGTTGTAGTTAGATCAAAGTTAGCGTTTTTATATATATTTGCCATATTAATTTCCTGATTTAAACCAAGTAAATCTTTCTGTTTCTTGTTTTAAATCATTTAAAAAGGTAGAGTTTAATTGTTCAACTATAATACTAATAGCTCTGTTGATTTGTTTTTGATTTGAGAAATCGTATTCTTCTTTTGGTTCTGGTAATCTTACTACTACTTTAGCCATTATCTACGTCCATCTGGTTGTACATCTATTCTTAAAGTTCCAAAACGCCAAGACTCACTAACATCAGTGTTTTCTATCTTAATGTTAACAAATCTTCCTCTGGCCCTAGTATCCTTTTTATCAGTGCTAGAGTTAATTGTAAAGGGACTTAAAGACGTAACGGTATCTGATTGTTGAGGATAACGTTTAATAGCAAGAGTTACTTTTGCATTACCTTGTAGATCTTTAAAGTCTGGTACAAATCTTCTCATAGCTAAAAATACTTCACCTGAAATAGTTGGACCACTTGATTTACCTTGTGCATCTTTTTGTTTAGCTTGTAGATCAAAGTCAAATGATTTTATAAATGAAGTAACTGTTGTTGTGCTACCATCAGGATTAACTTGATCGGTTCCTACTTCATGTTCAAACAAAGTTGTTTGACCTAACCCATTCTCACCTACAATTGCAGGAAAAGTACCAACAGCTGAATCATTAAATTTAGTAGCTGATGGTTTAGGATATACACTAGCATCAATCCAAGATGTTCTTGCTTCTGTACCTATATACCAAACACCACCTTTCATAGGTTCTCCATAATTAAATACAACATACTGATCATTGTAATCAGAACTAGTTGATGGATAATACCAAACAACTTCAGTATATAAATTATTTATACCTGCATAAATTTGTTGTCCTTTAGTTGTATCTGCTTGATCATAAACATAATCTTCAACACTACATGGTAGTGATTTAACTGTACCATCAAACATAAAGAAACCATTATTAGACATCCAAAACGCAGCACCATCTATTTCAATAGCTGCATTTTTACCTATCAATCCACAGTTAGTACCAACTTGTTCAAAACCAAATGTAAAAGGTGCACCAATAAATTTCATAGTATACAATGCATTATCTGTCCAAACCAAAATTGTTTCTTTAGCTTTTAGTGAACCCATAATCCGTGTTCCGTCTTGCAGTCTTTGTGTACCTGCTGAATTGATTGCTGTTGGTGTATAATCATTTATATCTTCTTGATCCGAGAATCTTATAAACATGTCATCTTGAGTTGATGTATCGCCAATAGTTGTTTCTGTTCCAAGATGAATTAAGTGTCTTGTTGTTGGTGACACAAGTGTAATCCTACTTGCTGTGGGGTTAGATGATGTAGAAAAACCAGACGTAGTTGTTGATGCACGTGTTGTTAATCTTGCGGCAATACCTGCATCCCAAGTAAACGTTTTTCCATTTGCAATTGTTGCAACTAATACCTGACCAAAATTACTTAATGACCATAATCCTGGTTCAAGAGAAACGTCAGATGCTGAAGCGGCTTCTCCCCAATTACCTGATCCCCATGAATCAATACCCCAACCATAACCATAAGATTGTTCTGCAGGACCAACTTGTTCATAAGGTTTAACTTCTAAACTACCACCTGTTGAAACAGTTGCTGTTGCATTAGAACTTTGTGTAATTGTAAACACACTTGTACTTGTAATACTTGTTACTTGAAATAATTTATCTTCAAAATCAGAATTAGAGTAACCTGTACCACCAGGTAAAGTTACGTTGTCAAACAAGACAATATCACCAGCAG